GTGATTGCCAAACGACGACCACCACTCCCAAAATGGGATAACACTTGTTATTCGGTCAATCCGATAACAGGCGAACGCAAACCATTGTAAGAATTTAACCGCTTGCCTTCCCTTAAACTTAATCAGCTTGAGGTATTAGTAAAATTGCAACGGGCAAGCGGTTAATCCAATTAAAAGGAAATCAAAATGACAAACCAAGTTCAACAAACCAAACCGCAACAAGACAAATTCCCGATTAAAACCTTGTTTGAAAGCCCCGCGGTAAAACAAAAACTACAAGACTTGCTTAATAAGAATGCAGCAAGTTTCACAACTAGCGTACTTCAAATTGTGAATAGCAACTCAATGCTGCGTAATGCCGATCCGATGAGCGTATTTAATGCCGCTTGTATGGCAGCCACTTTGCAGTTACCGATTCAAAATGGTTTAGGCTTTGCCTACATCGTGCCTTATAAAGGGCAAGCTCAATTCCAACTAGGTTATAAAGGTTTAATTCAACTGGCACAGCGTTCTGGGCAGTTTAAGCGATTGGTTGCCGTTCCCGTGTATGAAAAGCAACTTATCGAAGAAGACCCGATCAACGGCTATGTGTTCGACTGGAAACAAAAGCCTGAACCGACTGAAAAGCCAATTGGCTACTACGCTTATTTCCAACTGGTTAATAGCTTTACCGCTGAATTGTATATGACCGCTCAAGAAGTAGATCAGCACGCACAACGCTACTCGCAAACGTATCAAACCTACCTTGAAAAACGAAAACAAGGTAAATGGGCGACGAGTGTATGGGCAGACAACTTCGAAGCGATGGCATTGAAAACGGTAATGAAGCTCCTGCTTTCTAAACAAGCACCGCTTTCTGTTGAAATGCAACAAGCCGTGCTTGCCGATCAAGCGGTCGTAAAAAATGTGGAGAATGCAGAATTCGACTACCCTGATAATCAAGTGGAAGAAGCGGATTTTGTAGCGTTGAATGTATCGGATGAGCAATTTGAAAACTTCAAACAAACCATTCAAAACAAAGAAACCACGCTCCAAGAGCTTTGTGATAACGGCTACGAATTCAGCAAAGAACAGTTCCAAATTTTAGAGGCAATTGAAAATGCAGCACCTGTATCAAATGAAAGCTAGATGCTCAATACTTCATCGCTTAATCGGAGAACCGAAAACGAAAGCCGACCGTGAGGCGAGAAAAATTACCGACACAGCAAAATCAGCGGTGCGAGAAATTGCCAAGTTCGACCTCTTCGGCTGGCAACAATTCGAAGGCAATAAGTTCACCGAAAAAGGCTTAATGCTAGAAAATGAAGCGATCAAACTCAGCGGCTTAAAACGGGGCTTACCGCTGAAAAAGAACAGTGAAAGACGGGAAAACGATTGGATTACGGGCGAGTGCGATATTTATGTGCCCACCCGTAAGCTGATTATCGATACCAAATGTTCTTTTGATATTGGCACACACCCGTTCTTTGCTGATGAAGCCGAAGACAAAGCTAAAAAAGCAGGCTACGACATTCAAATGCAAGGTTATATGTGGTTGTGGGATTGCGAAGAGGCACAAATTGATTTCGTGCTTTTCCCTACGCCAGAAGAGCTATTAGGTTATGGACAATCAGCAGAGCGTTATATCGATTTAGTCGAACAAATCCCCCAACACCAACGCATCACCACCGTTACTATCAAGCGAGATGAACAAATCATCGAAAAAATCCAAGAGCGAGTCACGGTAGCGAAAGCGTATTATGATGAATTGATTAAGCAGGTGGTAAGTTAAATGAATTTGACAGCAAGCGAACAAAAAGCCTTAAACCGAATCGGTATAGCAGGCTTTAGAGGTGTAAGGGCAAGTGGACAAGCAAAAAAACCTTGGCTTGCAGAGTTCACTCATAAAGGGAAAACCTATTATGGGGGATGTTACGAATCTGCGAGAGAAGCCGCAATAGCTTACGATAATCTAGTAATAAAAGTTGTAGGAGATAAAGCCATTACGAATAGAAAATTAGGTTTAATCGAAGAAAATGAAATAGAAAAGACTGATTTAAGTGATTATTTATTAGAAATCGCAGGAGAATTTATTTCATATTTGGATAAAAGAAAGTCTAAAACAGGTAAATTTCTCGAGTTTTCTAAAGCTAAATTAAGAAAAAAAATATCACTTAAAGAAGTATGGCAAATCCTTTTATATCTGGAAGAGAAAGGATTAGCCCTGTTAAGCAATAAGCAACAACAACCTAACCTCATTGTAGTTCGCTTTATCAGTAAACCATTAAAACAACATATCGAACAGCAAAAACAAAAGGAAACGACTATGGAAAAAGTAACCGATTTAACTCAATTGCCGATTGAATCTTTAAAAATGTTAGCAAAACAAGCGGAAGAATTAGCAAGAACAAAAGAGCAAGAAGGAGTTGAAAAAGATGCTTTGCGTAAAACGCTTAACCCTCTTATCTTAAATGCAGTGCAAGCAAAAGGAAAATATGAACGCAAGCTAAATGAATTGCTAGATATTTCAACTGAACTCGATAATGCCTTAAATACATTAAAAGATGCGTTAAAATAACAATAATTAACAAAAAAGCCCTCACCCGAGGGATTTTTTGTACCTAAAGGAAACCAAAAATGACACAAAAAAAATACGAATTACTCAAAAACGATACTATTACCGCACCAAACGGAAAAACACTCTACCGCATTAAAGCCCTTATTGATTTTGGTGTAGTTTTAGCTGGCTCTCTCGGTGGCTATATCGAAAAAGAAGATAATCTAGCTCATAGTGGCAATGCTTGGGTGTCAGGCAATGCTCAGGTGTCAGGCAATGCTTGGGTGTTTGGCAATGCTGAGGTATTTGGCAATGCTTGCGTGTCTGATGATGCTTGGGTGTCTGGCAATGCTCGGGTGTATGGCAATGCTCGGGTGTCTGGTGATGCTCGGGTGTCTGGTGATGCTCTGGTGTCTGGTAATGACGATCTAGTTTGGTTCTCAAATGTTGGAACGGAGCAAGGCACGCTTACCGTTTATAAATCCAAAGATGATTCATTACTTGCTACTCGTGGTTGTTTTAATGGAACAGTCGATGAGTTTTTAGCGAAATCAGCAAAAGTTCACAATGAACGAATCAAACGAGAATACCAGTTACTCATTGAAGTCGCTAAATCTCGCCTTCTTGGAGAAAGCTATGTACCTACTTTTTAACCCCTTTTGCCTGCGTAAAGCACTTCACGACTACATCGGCAAATACGCCAAACAGGCACGTGTGATCGTGCATTTTAAAGGCAACCTTGCCAAATTACACCACGAAAACGACCGCTTGTTACGAGAAAATCATCAGCTTAAGCGAATGATAAAAGAGAAAGATGAGCGGATTACCCAAATGCAATCCCCCCTCAAAAACAACATAGATCTTGCCCGCACGATTGAATTTAATAGTCTGCCTAGAAAGGAAAGACGGGAGATGTTACGAAATAAAAAATAGGAAACCACTAACCAATGAAGTGATGGATCAATACATCACGCCATTTTATTACTTATCATCATAGGAGTTTAACCATGTTCTGGTTTAAAAACGTAATGGCATACCGCCTCACATCAACCGTCGATTTCTCAGAAATTGAAGAAGCTTTGCAGCAATATAAATTCACGTCCTGTGAAAAATCCGATTATTCACACTTTGGTTGGATTGAACCGCTACACAATTCAGGTTTATTAGCTCATCAAGCAAGCGGTCATATTTTGCTTGTTTCTTGTAAAGAAGAGAAGAATATTCCTGCTTATGTAATTAAGCGGGAAACCGAAAAACGCATTATGGAACTGGAAGAGAAAGAAGATCGTAAATTACGGAAAATCGAAAAGCTGGCAATCAAAGATGGGGTGGTAAGTAAATTGCTCTCTCAAGCCTTCAGCAAGTTCACCCACACCGCCATTTGGATTGATACTAGGAAGAACCTGATTTTTGTGGATAGTTCCAGTGCGAAAAGAGCTGAAGATGCTCTCGCTTTATTGCGTACATCACTCGGTAGCTTGCCTGTTGTGCCACTGAGTTTTAATGCTGATATTAGTGCCATTATGACCGATTGGCTGAACAATGAACCGCCTGAATGGGCTACGCTGCTTGAGGATTGCAAACTTAAGGATTTCAACATTGATAATGAAATTACATTTAAACGCCAATTATTGGAAGTTGAAGAAGTCCTCAATTTAATTGGAGCGGGCAATCTTGTAATTAGCTTAGCCCTTCAGCGTGAAAACCATTTGGATTTTACACTGAATGCAAACGGCACGTTGAGCAAATTAAAATTCGATGATGTTGTTTTAGGGCAGAACGATGATATTTCAAACGAAGAGGCTCACCAACGCTTTGATGCAGATTTCCTACTAATGACAAGCGAGTTGTCGCAGTTATTTGAGTTATTGGAAAAAGAATTTAACGGTATTAAGGAACGACTATGAGCAAAGAAAATAACGGTTGGATTAGTGCGAAAACCCAACCAGTCCCTTATGACGGCTATTTTTTAGCTTGTACTTATAAAAAGGACATAAAGATTTTATTTCGAACATCTGAATATGAATGTCTTGTTAAAGACAATTCTTTTTATACAGTAGATGTGAAAGATATTACCCACTGGCAACCACTCCCAGAACCACCAAGGGAAAAATAACATGGGCGATGTTGGCGAAGATTTCAGAGCATATCGAGCTTGGCGACGAGAAAAGAAAAAATCTAATGCTGAATGGTCGTTAGCTAAATTAGATGAGTATGGTATTAGCTATCAAACGAAGAACTATACGCATTACATTATCACACACAACGGCAAAACATTAGATTACTATCCATCGACTGGTTTATGGTGGGATAGAGCGAATAAAAAACAACGCAGAGGAATACGACAACTACTTAATCATTTAGAGATTAAGCGGGTTAAAGAGGAAATAGAAAATGAAAATTGAAGCAACATTATTTTGTGAATACTTAAAGTCCGCTATTTCGTTAGCCGAAAAAATCGGATACAACAAAGATGATTTAGTTTACGCAAGCATTGCTGAAGATGGAGCAAGATTAGAAATTAGAGTAGTCGCTCAAAGCTCTGACACGTTATTACGCTTCACTTTCCCCTGTCCTGTATCAAACTAACCCAACGCCCTTAGTTTTAAGGGCGTTTTTTATTGGAGAGAATATGAATATCTACAATGATTTCTACACACTCAAAGATTTGCAAGAACTCACGGGAAGGAAACAATCTGCCCGAATAATCAAAGCACTCAACGAAATGGGCATCCCCTTTGTGACTAATGCACATGGCACGCCTATTGTTCGCCGTGATTATGCCGCACCTAAATCTATACGAATGATTACAGACCCTGCCAATGAGCCGTTCCCTCTACCTAATGTCTTAAAATCAGCCTAAGGGGGAAATTATGGCACGCCCACGCAAACGAGAAAATCAAGGCTTGCCCGTCAATCTACTCTGCCGTAAACGAAAAATGAAAAGTGGTCGAATTATCGCTTATTTTTACTACGTCATGGCAGACGGCAAGGAAAAATCACTTGGCACCAAAAAATACGAAGCTGTTGCAGAAGCCGCACGGCTGAATATGGAAGCCCACAAAAAATCCGATGTAATATTGTTTATTGAAGTCGCTAAACGGTATGAGTTAGAAATTATTCCGACAAAAGCGAAAAGTACTCAATATTCCAATAAATGTGCGATTAAATGGCTTTCTAAATTCTTCGGAGATCCACCTATTCCACTTGACAAAATAGAGCCTCAGCATATTAGCTTATATTTACAATGGCGAAAAGACACTGCGGCGTCGGCTAACCTCGAAGTCGGCATATTTAATACTATATGGAACAAAGCAAGGGAATGGGGATATACCAAACAGGCAAGCCCATCACAAGGCATTAAAAAATATCCTGTTAAATTCAGAGAGATTTATATGGAAGATTATTTACTGGAAAAATTACTTGAGTTTGCTGATCAACAAATGAAAGATATTCTTCAAGTTGCTTATCTTATCGGGCAACGCCCTATTGATATTTGCAACATCCATCGCTCACATATTTACAATGGGATGTTGCATATTACTCAACAAAAAACGAAAAAGAAAGTGAGATTTGAGATAACAGGCAAGTTAAAAGAGATCATTGAAAGACGATTGGAATTCACAAACGATTGGTTATTTCCCAATACACTAGGTAGAAAGTTAAGCCGACAACTTCTCACGAAGGCGTTTTTTAGTATTCGAGAAAAAGCGGCTCAGCACTACCCTGAACTTGCAGATGAAATAAACAACTTGCAACTACGAGATTTAAGGGCAAAAGCCGCAACCGATCTTTCTCTCTTCGCAAGTAACGAGCAAGCTCAAAAAACGCTCGGTCACACTTCTCAACAAATGACTAAACATTACATTCGAAAAGAAAAAACACTCAAACCGTTAGATGAAATAATATCCACAAAAATAGAATAATTATGCAATTTAACCTCAACAATCATTTCCGAAACTATTTTGTAAATTATTGATTTTTCTACTACAAAAACCACTAAAATACGCTATAGTTTCGGAAACGAAAACAGCGTTTAACCGTTGGTATTGCTAGAAAGTGATTATTTAGAACAAAAATAGACAAGAAGAGGAAATGCGATGAAATATATTGGGGCTCATGTGAGTGCATCAGGTGGTGTTGAGCAAGCTGTGCTGCGTGCAGTAGACATTGATGCAAATGCTTTTGCACTGTTTACCAAAAATCAGCGTCAATGGAAAGCACCGCCATTAAAAGCGGAAACCATTGAGAAATTTAAACGCTTTTGCCAAGTGCATCATTTTACTGCGGATCAAATTCTACCACACGACAGCTATTTGATTAACTTAGGTAGCCCTGAGATGGAAGGCTTAGAAAAATCGCGAGCGGCTTTTATTGATGAAATGGAACGAGCCAATCAGCTTGGTTTGAGATTGCTTAATTTCCATCCTGGTTCTCACTTAAATAAAATTTCTGAGCAAGACTGTTTAGCAAGAATTGCGGAGTCCATCAATATTGCCGTGAGTAAAGTGCCAAATGTAATCGCAGTTATTGAAAATACGGCAGGGCAGGGCTCAAATTTAGGCTATCGTTTCGAGCATTTGGCAGAGATTATTGAACAAGTAGAGGATAAAAGCCGTGTGGGCGTCTGTTTAGATACTTGCCATACTTTTTCAGCAGGTTACGATATTAGCTCACTTGAGCAATGCGAAAAAACTTTTGCCGAATTTGAACAAGTGGTTGGCTTTAAATATTTACGCGGAATGCACCTCAATGGTTCAAAAACACCATTAGGCAGCCGAAAAGACCGTCACGATACGTTACGTGAAGGCACAATTGGCACAGCATTTTGCGAATTTATTATGAAAGATGACCGCTTTGATGGCATTCCGATGATTTTAGAGACAATCAATCCTGATATTTGGGCAGAAGAGATAAAATTTTTACGGACATTGGCGAATAAATAAGTTATACTCCTCTGAGCTGTTTTCGCAATAATTTTTTATTGCATATTGATCAATCTTTTTAATAGGAATAAACACGCTTTTGTTGTTCTGGCGAGACAAAATTATGAATAAGAAATACCCTTTTTTAACCAAACTAAAACTCTCATTATTTGTTCTATTCGCAGGCTTTACGCTTCAAGTAAATGCGAGTTTAAGTAGCACTTCAACCCACCAAGTTAAAGCACGTATTGTGGCTAAAGCGGCGACAACAGAGCAAATTCAGCAAAAATCTGCCAAAGTAAAAGCGGATCAAAGTGAAACCACAAACTCAGGGAAAAGTGGCTCACAAAAAGTGAATCAAGTTTATCGCCAATGGGTGGGAACACGTTACCGTTTAGGTGGTACAAGTACAGCGGGAATTGATTGTTCAGCTTTTGTACAGAAAACAATGAGTGGTGCTTTTAACGTTCACCTTCCTCGCTCAACAGCGGAGCAACGCTATTCAGGTCATTCCATTTCTAAATCAGATTTACAACCAGGAGATTTAGTCTTTTTCCGAAAGAATAATCACGTAGGTGTGTATATCGGTGGCGGAAAATTTGTTCACGCCAGTACAAGCCAAGGAGTTACAACTAGCTCTCTTTCAGAAAGTTACTGGGCAAGAACTTATACACAATCACGCCGAGTGCTTTAATACGATTTTGTTTAGGCCGTTATCAATGATAGCGGCTTTGTTTTATCTGATTTCTAGGATTTTATGCTAGAATGATCCCCAATTTTTGTAAAACGTTCAGCAAAATTAACCGCTTGGAGAAACTTTATCAATGCTTCGTTTTTGGTACACTTTATTGAGCTATTGCATTCAGCCACTAATTTTGCTTTTTATGTGGAAGAAAAGCTTAAAACAGCCCAACTATCGCAAACGCTTGAGTGAACGTTATGGGATTTATCCCCATTTCACGAAACCTACACCAAACGGGATTATTGTGCACGCTGCCTCTGTGGGCGAGGTTATTGCTGCAACACCATTAATTAAAGCGATTCAAGTGCGCTATCCTAAATTGCCAATTACGATTACAACCGTTACACCAACAGGTTCAGCACGAGTAAAAGACGCATTTGGCGAAAGTGTGTCACACTTTTATTTGCCTTACGATCTACCTGATGCAATCAATCGCTTTATTGATTTTGTGCAACCTAAATTGATAATTGTGATTGAAACCGAACTCTGGCCGAATCTGATTGCACGTTTTCATCAACGAAACATTCCCTTTATTGTTGCGAATGCTCGCCTTTCTCCCCGCTCAGCTAAACGTTACGGTTGGATTAAACGTGCATTAAAAGGTACATGGCAACGCACCAATATGATTTTAGCTCAAGATAAAGTCAGCGAACAACGCTACTTGGATTTAGGTTATCCGCACGAAAAATTAGTCAACACAGGAAATTTAAAATTTGACCTTGAGATTACCGAACATCTCAGAGAAAAAGTATTTGAGACAGTAGAGGCGTTAAATGTTAGTAAGCGTTTAGTGTGGATTGCAGGAAGTACGCACGAGGGAGAAGAAAAAATGATATTAAACGCCCATCAAGAACTGCTTGAAAAATACCCAGATTTACTTTTAATTTTAGTACCGCGCCATCCTGAACGTTTTAATCAGGTAGAAGAGCTTATTCAAAAATCGAGGCTATCTTATAAAAAACGTTCCCAATTTGAGCCGCTTGAACAGACAATCCAAGTGTTACTTGGAGACACAATGGGTGAGATGATGGTACTTTATGGCTTGGCAGAAATTGCTTTTGTTGGCGGAAGTTTAGTCAAACACGGGGGGCACAACCCACTTGAGCCAATTGCGTTTGAACTTCCTGTTATTTCTGGTGTTCATACTTATAATTTCCCAGAAATTTTTGCGAAACTACGTTCTGTGCACGGTGTCATTGAAGTAGAAAGTTCAGCAGAAGCACTGGCACAAACGGTTGCATTTTTACTTGAAAATACGAGTGCACGAGAAAGAATTGCTCGTTATGGCTTTGAGGTATTAAAAGAAAATCAAGGTGCGTTAGCTCGCCACTTGCATTTATTAGCCCCTTATTTAGAAAAATAAAGATGAAGAATATTGTAATTTATGCGGGAACCTTCGACCCCATTACCAATGGGCATTTAGATATTATCCAGCGTACTGCTAGTTTGTTTGATAAAATCATTGTGGCAATTGCCAAGAATCCAAGCAAACAACCGATGTTTTCACTCGAAGAGCGTACAGCACTAGTTGAACAAAGTTGCCAAGCACTAGACAATGTACAAGCGGTCAGTTTTTCAGGCTTGCTTGCAGATTTTGCAAAACAGTACGAAGCAACTGCATTAGTGCGCGGCATTCGTGGTAGTGATGATTTGGAATATGAAATTCAGCTTGCTCAATTAAATGATAAATTAGCCCACGGCTTAGAAACGATTTTCCTACCACCTTCAGTAGAATGGCGTTACCTTTCTTCCACCATGGTGAGAGAAATTCATAAACATCAAGGTAATATTGAGCCTTTTGTGCCTGCGTGCGTGATAGAATTACTAAAAAATAGAACAGAAAAGGAATAAAAATGAGCCAAGATAAACAAAATTTAATCTGGATCGACCTTGAAATGACAGGCTTAGATCCTGAAAAAGAACGCATTATTGAAATTGCGACGATTGTGACTGATAAAGATCTGAATATCTTAGCAGAAGGTCCTGTTCTTGCTATAAAACAATCTGATGAACTACTGGGTAAAATGAGCGATTGGTGCGTAAAAACGCATACTGAAAATGGCTTAATTAAGCGAGTGAAAGCAAGTAAGCTGACGGAGCGTGCTGCTGAGTTACAAACTATAGATTTTCTTAAAAAATGGGTGCCAAAAGGTGTTTCACCAATCTGTGGCAACAGCATTGCACAAGATAAACGCTTTTTATACAAATATATGCCAGATTTGGCGGATTACTTCCATT